TCGAAATGGAAGGCTCGATTGGATAGGCTTATCCGTTGATATAACTGAATAAATAAAAGAAAGCACAGGGCTTTGATACCGATTTGATACCATTTATTTATCGAATACGGAAATTGCCTTGTGCTTTTTATCTGTATATTGATGTGAGTAAGTATCTAATGTTTCTGTGATGCGTGCATGTCGCATTAGCTGTTGTAGATCAAAAATATCTACACCGTTATTCGCTAGGTATGATGCGTAGCTATGTCTCAATGAATGTATATGGTAGCCTGGAAACACTTCTTTAAATTTCTTATGATAGTGTGCATAGTGTTTTGGGGCGATACCACCGAAAACAAAATAATCATCATTAAAGTACTGCCATTTCTTACTTTCTCGCTCGTATCTACCATGTAGAATATCAGATATAAATTGTGGAAATACAACGATTGTTTCAGATGATTCTGTTTTCGCTCTGTCATATATTTGTCGATTCGTAATATCCATTGTCTTTGACACCATCAACTCGTTCTTGCTTAAATTTATATCTTTCCACGTTAAGGCAAAACACTCACCTACACGCAATCCTGAATAGAACATCAACTGACTTGCTTCTACGTAAGCATCATCTATAAAACTATCCACCTTATTATCAAAATCATCACGCATGATAAATGTCGGTTTAGGTTTCTTTCTAGGGATAGGTTTAATCGATACTGTTGGATCAATGCGCAACCCGAAATGCTTAATTGCATGATTGATTACTACTTTAAAACCACTCCACACCGTTCGTGCAGAATTGACTGAGGGTAGATTATCAATAAGATACTTCCTGAACTCTTGACACTGATTCTGTTTAATCTCATTTATCTTAATATGTCCAAAGCGTTCCTGGATATGTTTCTTATATTCATTTTCTTTTCGTTTACGTGTTTTAGGGCGTAAGTCTGAATTATCTAAGTAGTGATAGAATACATATTCGAATGTTTGTTCTGATGAATAGCTATCAACTGATTCAGTTAAGAATTTAGCTTCTGCTGCTTTAGCTTCACGTTGCTTATCAAATCCACGCTTTAGTTTTCTTTTATTATTGCCATAAATGTCCTTATATCGAACAGAAAAGTACCATTTACCGGTAGTTTTATCTTTGTATACAGCCATTAATATGCTCCTTTTCTTCAATTTAGGTATAAAAAAATAAGGGCATAGTGAATACACCCTTATTATTCAGTTTTATTTTTGTGCTATCTCTCTTAACAGATGAATGATTTCATCGTTCTGTTTAATAACTTCATCGTTTTGTGCGATTAATGCATAATTCTGCGCTTGTAAAATTAAATTACTATTCATTTCAGCTTGCTTGTGAATATCGAATGTGAGTGAACCGACTGTATTCGTAAATTTACTCATTTTAGAATCCAAAGCAATTGGGGCAACTGCATCAACAGTTACTTGTGTAGCGTTATGAATACCTTTGTTAGATAACCATTTTTCAACTTTATTTTGACCTGTTGAAACTATATTTGTATCTCCACCGTTTATATACTGCCAAATCAAATCGTCTTTTTCACTTCTTGAAAGTGATTTAAAGTTTTGTAATTCGTCATTACTTAATTTTTTCTTGAAGTCTTTTTCGGTTGCGGAAATCTTTAATTGTTCTTTGAAACTATATTTTGCCATACTAAAAATCCCCCTTTTTTTATATTTTTTTGCATCTATAATAAAGATTGTGAGGGAATATCCCTCGACAATCAAGTATTTTAATAAAATTTCTGTACCGAAATAACTCTACCGATACATTTAACTGTATCATCGTTTGTGTAAATCTGTGGTAAGTGTTCATCATTGTGTGATTCAGGTAACAGGATAATTTTATCATCTTTATATTTGATGCGTTTCACTGTAGCGTTATAACCGTTTACCATGACTACACCGATCTGACCATTCTCGATAGGGCAATCTTTTTCGACAAGCACTAGGTCGCCTTCTTTAAACTCCTTATCCATCGAATCTCCTGAAACACGTAAGTAGAACACTTCTTTGTTGCGTTCTGAAAGGTAAGCTGGTATGTATGCGTATTCTAATATGTTCTGTTCTGAGTAGATAGGGACGCCTGCACTGATTTGAGATACCACAGGTACTTTTTTAGCTTCGATTGTTTCGATAGGTTTAATTCCCTTACTCAAATCTTTTTCCATCAAATCATCAATGCTGACGTTAAAAATTTTTGATAATTGATTTAATATTTTTAACTTAGGTGTATACTTCCCTTTTTCCCACTCACTTATTGTAGAAGCACTTTTTCTACCAATCATTTCAGCAAGTTCTAATTGTTCGATCCCATTCTTTTCTCTCAGATATTTTAAATTTTTAGCAAACATATTAACCATCCCCTTCAATGAGTTATTTATTTCTTTCCTATATAGTATCACATATTCCGAAACATAGAAATGGTTTTCTAGAAAATATTTTCGGAAAAAATGATACAAATGTATTGACTTCGGAATATCCGACATGTTAAGATGAAATCAACTTAAATAACGACAATTACATAGAACATTCAAGAGCGAAAATGTGCGATGATATGAGCCATTCCATAATACATGCAAGGACATTGTCATGACTGAATGTTGTATGTAGTTGTTGTAACTACAGAAAGGTAGGTGTAAAAATGGATGAAAACATCATTCTCACATTAGAGCAATGGCGCAAACTCAAAGGATACACACAAGAGGGATTAGCTAAAGCATGTGGAGTGACTGCTAGAACTATTGGCAACTATGAAAAAGATGTAGCGTATTTAGAAAATGCACAGTATTCTACTTTAAAGAAAATCGCTGACGTCTTAGAAATTAAAGTTGCTAATATTTTTTTAGACAGCACTTCGGAAAAACCGAAAATTACAATAGGATAGGAGGATAACATGAACGAATTAATCAAACAGTTCCTAGAATTTAGAAAACAGTTTACAAAAAAGCAATGGCATGGAATCAATCAATTAGTTGATTCACGATTCAATAAAAAAGCCGCCGAGCTGCAACTCGACGACGAAGATATTCAAATCATATCCAATATGATTGAACATTCAAAAATTATGAAGTAACGATCTGAATGAACATTGGGTGAATACGATAATCTCTTCCTTTGTAATTTACATAAACATAATCTTGTTGATACATTGTGTGACTTTCTTCTTTTGTTATCGGAGACCACAATTCAGCATTTTCTTCCCACCAAATAGAAGGATGTGCAAGATTAGGACCTATTTTACTATTAGGATCATCATGGAGATTTACCCATTCACCTAATAAACAAACGTGGACTTGTTCCATATTACCACCACCTTTCATTATAAGATGAATTAATTATATCAGTAAAAGGAGAATGACATGAATAAACTTAAAACAAACAATCAGTTAGTCCCAGTTCAAGAAAATGAAAATGGAGAAGTAGTAGTAAGTGGAAGGATGTTGCATAAAGCATTAGAAGTTAAGACACAATATAAAGATTGGTTCCCTAGAATGACTGAATATGGATTTGTCGAAGGCGAAGATTTTAACCCGCTCAAAATTGAGCAAGTTCGATTGGAAGGTAGTCGTCGTGTATCAAGACAAGTTACTGACCACATAATCAAACTCGACATGGCCAAAGAAATTTCAATGATTCAAAGAAGTGAACCAGGTAAAAAAGCGAGACAGTATTTTATCCAAGTAGAAAAAGCCTGGAACAGTCCAGAGATGATTATGAAGAGAGCATTACAGATTGCAGACAAGAAGATTATTTCACTAGAGGAAAAGATAGCACTTGATAAACCTAAAGTATTGTTCGCTGATGCTTTAACTACGAGCAACTCATCAATATTAATTGGCGAACTTGCTAAACTGCTAAAACAAAATGATGTTGAAATTGGCCAAAATAAACTTTTTGAATGGTTGAGAGCTAACGGCTACCTAATCAGAAAGAAAGGTGAATTATATAACTTACCAACTCAATATTCTATGGACTTAGGTTTGATGGATATTAAGAAGAGAGTTATTAACAATGCTGATGGTTCAACTAGAACGACTCGTACAACAAAAGTCACAGGTAAAGGACAACAGTATTTTATTAATAAGTTTTTAAATAGCGAGGTGAGATAAATGAACAAACTAAATTTATTAAAAATAGCCCTCTTAATCGTCGTCTTGGCGGAGGAGATTAAGAGAGCTACAAAAAAAGAAGAATTGTTTGATTTATTAGTTGAAGAAGATGCTCATTCAGGAATTTGTCTTAAACAAATAAATCAGAAAGAGTTAATCCGAGAAATAAATAATATTGAAAGAGCAGAAAGTATCAAAGTAGTGTCTACTCATTAAAGATTATCTTTTAGATGCTTATTTGAGCAGATTACATTTCTCCAAGCGGCGGCGCCTGTAAGTTTTCCGACAAATAAACTATCGTCTTTGTCGATGAGTTCACCTAAACTGTCCCTTATTTCTTTGACTGTATCATTTGATTTAATAAACCAAACAGATTTATTAATACGAGCAGCATGAGAATACGTTTCAATAGCGGTTATCAAGCTATCGTAGTCTTTCTGGTTGTTTAGATCATAACTGATGATATAACTATTCAATATTTTCACCACCTTTCTTAATCGGATTAAGAAAATTATAACAGTAAGGAGGGCCAAATATGAAACACTTTTACAATGCTAAAGATGTTATGGAGCTTTTAGAGTGTTCGAAGTCTTATGCTCATACTCAAATCAGACGAATGAATGAAGAAATGGAAAAAGACGGTTTCTATTCAGTCAGAGGTAAAGTCCCGATTAAGAAGTTTGAAGAAAAGTTCCCTTACTTGAAAGGAGAAACAGCATGAACTTTGTAAAGTCATTATTCATAACATTCTTTTTAACATTGTTCACATTATTAGCGATGATGTTCTTCGCTCTTTTCGTAAATCTGTCGCCTGGCACTTTATTAGCATCATCTATGATTGCATTCCTGCTTTTATTTATTGTTGCCATTCATACAGATTGGGTGAATGAATAATGAATTATTCAGGTGGTGCAGGTACTGGATTCTTCACTTTGAAAGGTGGTGAGACATTTGATACTAAAGCATATTATGAAACTGATTAAACCTGAAAGAAAACTGCAGAGGGATACGTTCAAAATTTATGATTATAACATTTGGCAGTATGAGATTAGAAAAATCAGAGAAAGTAAACATTACATTCTTGTTGATTATGGTGTAGATGATAAAAACGAATGTATGTATATTGAGTACTTTATCAGATGAGGAATATCCAGCATACGATCATACTCAACTATGACAATAAGGAAAAGCGAAGATGGAGAGAAGACTTTAAATATTATTCGAAGCGTGACGATGTATATATCATCTATCGAACATACAGAAATAATTACGGTGGCCAGATTAAGTTTTGTTACAAAAAATAAATAAAAAGGAGAATATATATGAAATTTCACAGTACTTCAAGATGTGTTGAAACTAGAAACTTGAGAGAAAGAGAGGCGAGAGAGAAAATAGACGCTTTATATAAAGATACTAATCCAATTTTTGATGAGGTTAATGAGCAACTAGAAATGTTTTCTAAAGATTTATTAAGACGATTATATAAACGTGATTATACAGCAGGAGAAGTTTCAAATGTATTATCCCTACAAAAGAGATTAGCTTATAGCGAAGGTAATAAAGCAAAACATAAAGTCATTTCAATAGCAGAAGAAATACATGATGCTCATTTAATGTTATTGAAAACTGGAAGTTTATTAGATGAGATTAAATAAAAAAGCACATATCAAAAGATATGCACTCACGTAAACTAGACACTTACAGTGTAGCATATCTCGATATAAAAAGGAGATAGTTATGGAAAATTTACCGAGAACATTTTTAGTTAAAAGTCCTATTGCGATTGTGAAAGATAAATTTGATTTCAGATGTATGAGTTTTACTGCAATCAAAGAAAAGTATGAAGAGAAAGTAAGTTTTTACATTCTTCATGATGATACATCTGAACTTGTATTCAGAAAAGACATATTTGAAGAGTCATGTTTTTGGGGCATGGATGATGAAGTAGTTACAGCACTTTATGAGTACGTTGAAGAAAACATTACTGAAATGGATAAGTTGTTTACACAGCTTAAACGTTTTGGAATTTAGGAGGACGTGCAATGAATTTAAAATTAAAGCAATTAATCATAAAAGACTTCCAGGGTATTAAGGAACAGTCATTCAACTTCGATGGCCAGAACGCTACTATTTATGGTCAGAATGGTTCAGGTAAGACAACAACAGCTACTGCGCTTCAATGGTTGCTATTTGGCAAGAACTTGCAGGGAAAACAAATTGACGTTGTACCTTTAGATAAAGACAACAACGAATTATACGAATCAATTCCACACGTTACTGCAGTATTTGATAAAGATGGCCAAGAGTTAAAGCTCACAAAAGAATCATTTCCAGAGTACACAGAAAATAAAATGACTGGTGCCAAAGAATACACTAAGTCACGAAAAGGAAAGCAGTACATTGACGATGTGCCTTTCACGATTACAAACTTCAAGAAAGAGATTAGCGAAATAATCGATGAAGATATATTCAAGCTAGTTACTAATATTCATACGTTCAATGATCTGCACTGGACAGATAGAAGAAAAATCTTATTTGAAGTATGTGGCCAGCTTTCAGACAACGAAATAATCGAGAGTAACAAAGAACTTGAACCCCTTATTGAAATTTTGAAAAACAAATCAGTAGAAGACCAGAAGAAAGTGGTTAAGGACAAGTTGAAAAAGACGAATGATGACATCAAAGATATTCCTGTACGCATCAATGAAGCGACATTATCAAAGGTAGAAGTCACAAATACAGATATCAATGTCGATGAAGTTAAACAACAGATTGCTGACTTTGAGGGTCAGATTCATTCAATAAATAATGGTTCAGAAGAAATCGGATTACGCAATCAGATTTCACAAAAGAAGAATGAATTAAAGTTACTTGAACAGAATCATTCAAGCGATAATCAATCGAATATCAATAACTTAAAGTCAAAGCTATCTCTTGAAGAAAGCAATAAACTCAACTTTGAGTCAAAGGTTCGCATGATTAACCAATCGATTAATGATAATAAAACAAATCGTGAATTGAAGTTAAAAGAATATAAAGAAGTCGATGCAGAAATTAAAGAAGTTGAAGCATCAGAACATGTCGCAACTGTAGATGATACTTGTTCGTGTTGTGGCCAGGCACTGCCGCCTGAAAAAATCGAGAGTACAAAGCAAAAAGTGTTAGAGCAGTTCAACAAGAATAAGTCATTGAAGTTAGAACAGCTTAATCAACGTAAGCAGACGTTGTTAGAGCAGGGCAAGCAGTTCAAGCCGACAATTGAAAAATTAGAAAGTGATCTGCAAACTGAGCAAAAGAAAGTAGATGACGTTCAAAAGGTTATCGATTCGCTTAAATCACGAATCGAAAGCTTATCAAATGAGCTAATACCTGTTAATGAAACTACTGAATACAAATCAATACTCGAAGAAATCAATCAGTTAAATCATCAAAGAAGTAACATCGCAGAAATGAATAAAGAGAAGGTCAATGCTATTCGAGAAGAAATCTATAAGTTAGATCAGAAAGTTCTTGAATTCAATAAACATCAAGCGAGCATCGATAACAATAAACGCATTGATGAGCGTATCAAAGAGTTACGCATCCAGGAAGAAGAACTTATCTCGATTAAAGAAGAATTGAATTATCAACTGTACTTAATCGATGAATTTAATCGCACGAAAGTTAAGACGATTGAAGAATCTATAAACAATAAATTCAAGATGGCCAGATTTAAATTATTCGATGAGAAGAAGAACGGAAACATTGAAGAAACATGTATCACTACATTCGAAGGTATCGAATTTGGCAGAGGTTTAAATACTGCAGCGATGATCAACGTAGGTTTAGATATTATCAATACTTTAACTGCACATTATAACGTTTATGCTCCAATATTTATCGATAACGCAGAATCTGTTACGAATGTCTATCAGACTAATTCGCAACAGATTGAGCTAAAGGTTAGTGAAGGTGATAAAGAATTGAGATTGAGCAATGAGTCTTAATCAAGTAATCGCAATGAATATTCGAGCATATCGAAAATATCATAAGTTAACACAAAAAGAACTAGCTGAAAGATCTGGCATTACAAGATGTCATTTGAATGATATAGAACGCTCAAGAAAAAATATATCAATTCAGACATTAGAGAATATTGCAAGAAAGTTAGAAGTAGAACCATACAAATTATTAAAAAATACGGAGGAATAAACAATGACAAACAATCAATTACAAAAAGTAGAAGCTCAATTAATCGCAGAAAAGAACGTGTCAGACAGCGTACTGAATAAAGTACGAGTACTAGAATCTCAAGGAAACTTATCGTTACCACGTGACTATGAACCATCAAATGCATTAAAACAGGCATGGTTGCAAATTTCAGAGAACTCAAAGCTGATGGCATGTACTGATGCATCGAAAGCAACTGCATTCTTGGACATGGTAACTCAAGGATTAAATCCCGCAAAGAATCAATGCTACTTTATTCCTTACGGTAACAAGATGCAGTTACAACGCTCATATCATGGAAATATCATGATGCTTAAACGTGATGCTGGAGCGAAAGACGTAGTGGCACAAGTGATTTATGAAGGTGACACATTCAAACATAAATTAGATGAAACTGGACGTGTTAAATCAATCAGTCATGAACAGGACTTCTTTAATATGAAGAAAGAAAACATCGTTGGAGCTTACTGCACTATCGTCTTTGATGATGATCGTGAGAATTATATTGAAGTAATGACAATGGAACAGATTAAGCAGGCATGGATGCAGTCATCGATGATTAAAGATGAAAAAGCATTAGAGAATTCTAAAACGCATAACAACTTCAAAGAAGAAATGGCCAAGAAAACAGTAATCAATCGAGCAGCTAAACGATACATCAACACATCAACAGATGCTAACTTACAGCACGTTAAAGATATTGAAGAGCGACAACGCAAAGAGGTATTTGATGCAGAGATTGAAGAAAATCAAGCGGTTGAAGTATTAGATATTGATGACATTGAACCTGTAGAAGAAGTTCAAGACGTAACTGAATTTGAAGAATTTGAAGATGAAAAGCCTGCATCGACTTCAACAGTACCGGAAAACGAAGAAGACCCATTTTAATACAAACTATAGGCAGTGGATCATCAGGTAACTGTTACAGGATATCTGATGGCCATACTGACCTTTTGCTTGAAGCAGGCATATCATTCAAAGAAATGCAAAAGGCAGTGAAGTTTCAAACTTCTAAAATCAAAGGTTGTTTAATCACTCATGAACATAACGATCATGCAGCATATACAGAACAGTATTTAAAACATGGAATAGAATGTTATGCGACAAAAGGAACGTTAGAAGGAATTAATTTAGAGCATCACAGATTGTATGAAGTTGAGTATAAGAAAACTTTTAAAATTGGTACGTGGTCGATAATGGCTTTCAGAGTAAATCATGATGCGAAAGAGCCCTGCGGTTATCTGCTAAAGAGTATACATGGATATAAGCTGCTATTCGTTACTGATACTTACTACTGTCAGTATAAGTTTCCAGGTATCACGCACATGATGCTTGAAGTTAATTATATCTATGAAGAGATGCAGAATAACGTTCAGAACGGTTCACTGCATCCCGGACTTGCTAGACGAATTATGAAATCGCATTTCAGTTTAGAACATGCAGTAGGATTCTTAAGGGCGACAGATACTACTCAATTAAAAGAAGTACATCTGATTCACCTATCGAACTCAAATTCTAATGCAGCAGTTATTAAAGAAAAAATACAGGAAGTAGCAGGTGTACCTGTCTACATTTCAGAGAAAGGAAGTTAAAACATGGATTTATCTGAAATCGTGGCTATGAACTTGAAAGAAATAATGAATATAAAAAGGGTTGGTGTTTCAGAACTTTCTACAATGACTAAAATTAGCAGGAATACTATCACTAATTTGAGAAGTGGTCGAACTAAGATGATTCAATTCCAAACTATCGAAAAGATAAGCAAGGCTTTAAATATAGATAGTTATCAATTGTTTGAAATGAATAATTTTATTGTAGGTAGAATTGAAATGAAGAATAAGTTGGGAGGATATAACGAATGAATGATTGTAAATTCATAGGACGAATAACAAAGGATCCTGAATACAGAGTGACACCATCTGGAAGCGAAGTGGTTAGTTTTGATTTAGCAGTGCAACGTAAGTATAAAAATCAAAATGATGAATACGAATCAGATTTTATCAGATGCGTTGCATTTAAGAAGACTGCTGAATTTATTAATAACTACGCTAAAAAAGGATATGTCATGTCTGTTAGTGGTGAGATGAGAAATAACAATTATGAGGACCAAAATGGGGTTAAGCATTATGGTATGCAGCTAATCGTAAATAATATTGATTCGACAGTACTTTTCTTGAATAAGAAAAAGGATGAAGCACAAAGTACACAAACAAACACAAATAATTATGGTAGCTATGGAACATCTACAACAACTACAGGACAGAACGCTAATCCTTTTAATAGTAGTGGGCCAATCGATATCAGTGATGATGATCTGCCGTTCTAATTCATTCAGCTAAGAAAGAGGTGAGTAAATGGCTGGGTGGATAAGTTTGCATCGCTCAATTGAAAAGCATTGGTTATACGAAGAAGAGAGAAAGTTTTCGAGATTTGAAGCATGGGTTGATTTATTGTTAATGGTAAATCATTCAGACAACAAAACAATGATTGATGGAAAGCTAGTCACAGTTAAACGTGGTCAGAGAATAACCTCTCTTAGAAAACTAGGCGACAGGTGGAACTGGTCATTAACAAAAGTAGATGCATTTTTAAAGTTGTTAGAAGAAGACAAAATGATTGTCTTAAAAAAAGACACTAAAAAAACGCTTGTAACCATTGTCAATTATGACATCTATCAAAATAATGATTTAGAAAAAAGACACAGAAAAGACAGTGAAAAGACAGTCAAAGAACACAGAAAAGACAGTGAAAAGACACAGAAAAAAACAAACAATAATGTTAATAAAGAAAATAATGATAATAAAGTAATAAGTAGTAGTAACAACGACAACTTCAAAACAGTTGTGAATGCATATCAAGATAATATCGAACAAAATCCTGCTCCAGTGACATTCCAAAAAATACAACAAGATTTTACCGATTACGGTAAAGACATCATGATGTACGCGATTGAAAAGTCAGCATTAAGAAATAATCACAACTATTCATTCATTAATTTCTTATTAAATGACTGGAAGAAGAAGCAACTAACAACTGTTGATGAAATTAAACAGAGTGAACATAACTTCGAGTTTAAAAAGCAGTCAACTTATTCTAAGCAGAATCAACAAAAAGAAATGACACCGTCCTGGATCAATCAGGAGAATACTCAAAAACAAGACATCGATGAAGAAGAGCTTGAAAGGGAACGTCAGAAGTTACTCGAAGAATTGAATAGCAATTGGGAGAATTCTTAAATGATTAAATTCTTAGAGTATCGAAAGTGGATTCAATTATTTAATAAATACAGATTCAGTAATTGGGAGACGAGCGACAATAATAGCATCATGTTCACAATAGAAGGTGATGCTTATGTCGTACTCGATGTTAATCATGGTGAAGTATACGTTGAGCAGTTTGAGACAGTCTACGATCTGGAGAAGTTCTATGAAACGAAGGTAAATTATCTGCCTGGATTGCAAGCGACGTTATTTGATTATTAGGAGGAGAAAGTATGATACCGAAGTTTAGAATTTTTGATAAAAAGAAAAAGCGTTTTTTAGGAGATTTCACAATGGAAATTGATAAATTTGGTATTCATGTACTAGATGAATTTAACTATGTGGTTGATGAAGACGATAGAGTACTCATGCAATCAACAGGAATGATTGACGAAAATAAAGCAGAAGTATTCCAAGATGACATTGTATGGCATGACCAAAACGAAGATTATGGAGTTGTTGAAATTGATGAAGCAAAGTTTGTAATCAGATGGCAAGATGGCTACGTCGAAGATTTATTTGAACGTATCGATTTATTAGAAGTGGTCGGCAACATTCACGAGCATCCAGAGTTGTTGATCCAACCTAAGTAATAACCTAGAGTACCCTAAATTAAAAATCACAAGGAGGAAAATGATATGTATATAGTGCATGATTTATACCAAAACGAAATTGAAACATTTCAAGATAAAGAAAAGGCTTATAAATGTTACGACCAATGGAAACAAAATTATTATGATGATGGTTGGTTACCTGACGAATCAGAAGGTGAAATTGTTGTAATTGCTAAAGTGATTAGTTCAGCAAAAGTTGTTAAAGATGATATTGATGATGAAACAGGTGAGCAATATTACCGTTTTGAAGATATAGACGAATAAAATTAAACCTTTATAGAACTATCTGTAACTCACGAAAGGAGAGAGGGATGTGGCAATATCTAAAGAACGCATAATTAACTGTTTAACACCTAAACCAATAGAAAGCACTTTAACAATTTTAATGACAGGTGAATTAAAAAGCAATTTAAAAGATGCGGTTATATTAGAAGATAACGAATTGCAATATATTTATCCAGATGGAGAAAAGGAGAATGACGATGACTTGCACAAATGGAATAAAAAACTTTAAGGAGAATGACGAATGATAAAACGTAAAACAGCTCATGTCAATATTCCACCATTTTTAATTGACGGTTCTAACCGTTTAGAGAATTTCGTTTTGAATAACATAAACATATATAAAAAACTAGGTTATCGAGATATATGGTTTAACGTAATGATTATTTATAACCAGGATTTAGAGGAAGTACTGCGAATCAATGGTATTCGTTCGTATGGCATGATGTTTGATGGTTCATTCCATCATTCGAAGGTGTTTTTAAATCCAACGTGGATAGACAAAATTAGATGCAGACTAAATCACAAGGAGGAAATGAGAGATGGATAAATTAATAAGTTTAAAATTAGAGTTTTTAACAGGATTAAGAATTATCAAATCAAATAATAGTATGGATGTAATACTAAGTAATATAACGATTTGGAAAGAAGTTTTGCAGATCGTGGATGTTGAAGAAAGACACTACATTGAAGCATATCAAGAATTACTGGATAAATTGAAAGAAAACCCAAAACATATCGAAACGTTTTGGGAAGATTTTGAAACATGTGTTCAACATTTAGAATCAATGGTTGAAAGATATAAAAAGGACGATTTATCAATAAACGAAAGAAGTTACTTGTGGGCAAAAATAACGTTGCCGATTTCATTATTAGCTGTGATGTGGATATATAATCATACAGAATTTAACGGAGATTTATATGAGTTTTCAGAAACAGAACACTTTGAACCAATGAGAGAAGTATTGAGCTAATCGAAAGGAGAGAGGGACATAGGAACAATGCTTGAATGGGCGCTTGCGATTAGTTTGGTTCTAATTGTATCGACTGCGTGTCTCTGTGCAATTGCATATATAACAAATAAATATGGAGAACATTAAAGGAGCGTGGATTGATTGATTAAACATTTAATTAAAATTGATGACGAGTTATTCGAAATACCTTTAAAAGTGTATAACCATTTAGAACAACAAAAACAACGTGCTGATGAACTTGAAAATATGTGGAATGAGTTGAAGGAACAATTAAACAGTGTATTTGATAAAAATGAAACTCATTTTTTAGAAGATTTAGCTTATGCAGATGTTTTAAGTAAAATGGAACAACTCGAAAAGGAGAATGACGAATGAAGATTATATACTCACATAGCGACTGGAATGTAATTGATCCGCAGAATCAGATTGTTGAATCATTTTCAAACAAACAATGTGCTAAGGACTACCTGAAAGCATTAGAAGTACCATACAAAGAATTTTACAAAGTAAAAGAACATAAAGTGATGAGAAGAGAGGGATAAGTAATGATTAAAATGACAACGGAGTTATTCGAGAAGTTCAGCAAGAAGCAGGAAGAGTTAGACAGTATGATCAGAGAGAAGTTTGGGATTAGTGAAGTTGAGTGGGAACATCATTTAAATATTCAACACTCTATCGCTTTAAGAGTAGAACTACATGAGTTGGTCAATGAGTGTCACGACTTATGGAAATACTGGAAACAGAAAGCAGTGAACCCTGATAGAATCATCGACGAGTTAGTAGATGTTATCCACTTCCTGCATCTTATATTAAATAAAATGAATTATGATGCTGATTATCATGTAAGAGAAATCAATAAAAATATTCCTAATGACGAACAAATAAAATACGTGACAGATACTTTAGGTGGGGTATTCAGAGTAAACTATTTAATTAAATCAGATGAGTTACACGAAACATACGCACACTTGCTCGTATTGGCTGACCGTTACGCATTCACATTAGACGACATCGAGAAAGCATACGACAGAAAGAACGCAGAAAATCATAAACGTCAGGAGAGTAGATACTGATGAAGACGACAATCAAATCAAGTAAGTACATGGATCAATTCAGCAGGGTAGTTAAGAAGTCACTTGAAATGATTAAAGCGAAAGTGAGTGATCATAATGAAGATTAAAGTCATTAGTTTACTTGGTGATTTTGAAAAACAGGTTAACAATATAATTTATGATTTAGAAACTAATAAGCAGGCACAAGTAGTCGATGTTCGTTATCTGTATCATGAAAAACAGATGAAAGCAGTTATTCATTATGTCAGTCACTAGATTCGAGATTAAATATGTTGATAGGAAAGGCTTTGAAAAGCCGATGCCATCACCAAGACCGAGATTCAGAAAAGCTGGTAAATTTATTCAGACATATATGCCTGCAAGTTACATGAAACATAAAGAATATATTCAAAAGCAGATGCCGAAGTTACTAATTGAAGATCCTGTTAAATTAGAGATTTACTTCTTTATTCCAATGGCTAAAAGCTGGACTAAGAAGAAAAGAACCTTGTTATTAGATAAACCGCATCATATTAAACCTGATATTGATAACTTATTGAAAACTGTTATGGATGCAGCTAACAATCATGTTTGGAATGATGATGGTCAAGTTTATGAAATTGTTACGAGAAAGATTTTTAGTCAAGAAGCTAAAATTATTATAAAAGTGATTGAGTTTAAAAGTTAAAGGGGCGGTTATCCGTCCCTCAATATTAATAAAGGAGCGAATGGCATGAGAACGACACTAAAAGGATTAACCGTAGAAGAAGTAGATAAGGTTATTTTCAATACTAAAAATATGAAGGAAGCAGCAAATGAAATTGGAGTTGCTTATCAGTCATTACTTCAATTTAGAAGTGAGAACATGAAGGAGTTCAAAAAACTGAAAGCTCAGCGAGAGCAAGGACTTATCTTTGATGAAGCACCTGTAATTAAGACGAAACCTGTAAAAGGTGCAAGTCAAATACCAATTGTTGAAACGATTGAGAAGTCTGAATATGACAAGTTACTTGATCAAGTTAAAGAGTTAGAAGATAAATACAGAATATTATTTGAGAACAAAGAATCAGATAAAAAAACGTATGAAAAGAAACTTGTCGAAAAAAATTTAGAAATCAAGCAGCTTGAAAAAGATAAAAAGAAAGCGATTCGTGATAGAGAGATGTTCGAGAAAGATGCGACAGCTAAACTCAAAAAATTAGAAAAGGTTGTTGAAGATAGAGTTGATAATAAAGTTAAAAACCTTAATTCTCAACTTGAAAATCATAAAAATACAATCGATAAAATCAGTGAAGTAAATAGGAACTTGCAAGAGACTGTTAAGCAGGCGAATGCGACGATTAAAGAGTATCAAGACAAAGAGACTGAGATGGTACTGAATTATGAAGAGCAGCTGAAAGAAAAAAATGCATTCATCGAGAAGTTAGAGAATGAATTAAATACGTCTCAGCAATCAGAAAAAGTAATCGACGTTATTAATAAAGCAGGACATTATAATTATGGTGAAATTGAAGTGATTGATTTCATTGAGCAAGTTATCGAGCATTATCCATCTGTAGTTGCAAACAGTATCGCTAATGTTATTAAATACGTTGCCAGAGCGCCACATAAAAATGATGTTCAGGACTTGGAGAAAGCACAGTATTACATTAAGCGTGCAATTGATAAAACAAATGAAAAAATCTCATAAAAAAAGAGCCATACCGGCTCGTGATTTATATATTCGACAACTATATTATATCACGCTAGGAGGCTCATATGAGAGATTTATTGATAGAGTATATAAAGTCATCTAAAGAACTAAAAGAGCGCATAGAATCATTTAAATTAGAGAATAAAGACGTACTTGATGCATATAAGGAAAGTGAAGGTAAGAATAAAGGTAAAAATCAAAATGCAGCATGCCCCGTAATGAACGAATTACAGATATTAAATAGTATGTATAACGAACAGTTATTTATTATTGAATGGCTACGCTCAGGGCATAATCCAAACGAACACAGAGCCATCGACAAACGTACAGTATATTTAGTTGATCATAAAGTCCTGGAATCAGTAATCGATGATAATCACTACAAGAAAGTATCATTCGATGAGTATGATGATTATATTAAAGATGCGAATAATAGTATAAGTCATGCTTTAGGGAGATTGAGTAAGAGAGAGCTTGAAGTATTCTTGATGATAGACTGCGAAAAAATGAGTTTCCAAGATGTAGCTGAAATATTGAACCTGGCAAAAGGCTCGATACAGAAATTCTATGAGAGAGCTAAAGAAAAAATAGCGAAAGAAGTAGATTATAATCTGTTTCTTCTGTAAAGTAAAAGTACTTGTCACTGTCTTACGAAATATACATTTATGTAAAGTAAAAATGCTTTACACCTCCTGAAGTGATTAATTGTTTACAATCCACCTAGTAATTTCTAGGTGGTTTTTGTATTATAAAAGTGTATATGTAAATGTACCAATTAATTACAAAGGGAGAAGATATTATGGAAAACATCATTAGAAGAACATTGGAAAGAACTGAATTTTTAGAGATTAACGGCAAGCATTATAAAGTTGAGTACTTAAGAAGAGAGAAAGAAAATACTTCATGGGTTGATGTGGTATGTATTAGCACAGAATATAGAGCTAAGTATTTTGAGATTGATAAAGATACGGATATTGTTGAATTTATAAAAAGAAATGAAAAAAGTTTATTGTAATTATTAACACTCACTCCGGTGGGTGTTTTTTAGTACGAAAATTTATTAAGCAATTAGCGTAAGGGCGTGATATATGAGATGAAATTAACATTAAAACAACAGAAGTTTGCTGATGAATATATTATCAGTGGGAATGCAACTCAAGCAGCGATTAAGGCAGGATATAGCTCGAGAACTGCTGCAAGTATAGGGGATGAAAACCTTAGAAAACCTGCGATAAAACAGTATATAGACGAACGACTTGAAAAGTTGCAAAGCGAAAAGGTCGCAAGTCAATCAGAGGTGCTTGAATACCTTACTGCAGTAATGCGAGGCGAAATGACTGAGCAGACGTTAAGAGGCGAAGGAGAAGGCTATCAGACGATTGACGACATAGAAGTCGGAGCGAAAGACAGGATAAAAGCAGCAGAGCTTTTAGGTAAACGCTACGGCACTTGGACAGAGCGACACCAGGTTGAACATAGCGGAGGAGTGACGATAATAGATGACATCTAAAAAAATGAGTGATCTATTACCTGTCAGCTTTCACGACGTGTGGCGAAAAGCTAAAGACCCTAACAATTTGAATGTAGTCTGCAAAGGCGGTCGTGGTTCTGGTAAATCATCAGACATCGCTATTATGCTTGTCACGCTGATAATTAAATATCCTGTAAATGCAGTGGTTATTCGTAAGGTGGATAATACTTTAGTTACTTCTGTATACGAGCAGATTAAGTGGGCGATAGAGCAACAACAGGTCAGCCACTTGTTTAAGGTTATGAAGTCGCCTTTAGAGATACAGTATATCCCTCGTGGTAATAAGATTATCTTCAGAGGGGCGCAGAATCCTGAACGACTAAAGTCTTTAAAGGATAGTAAATTCCCTTATGCAATCGCATGGATAGAAGAACTTGCAGAATTTAAAACAGAGGATGAAGTTACGACCATCACTAACTCTTTATTACGTGGAGAGTTAGACGATGGTTTATTTTATAAGTTCTTCTTTACGTACAATCCACCTAAACGTAAGACGAGTTGGGTTAACAAGAAGTATGAAACAGTATTTCAACCTCCTAATACGTTCGTTCATCACAGTACGTACTTAGATAATCCATATATTGCACAAGCATTTAAGGATGAAGCAGAAGCACAACGTATTAAGAATGAGAAGCGCTACAGGTGGGAGTATCTCGGAGAAGCAATCGGTAGTGGTGTTGTACCATTTGATAATCTTGAATTCAGAGAAATACCTGATAAAGAATATAATACGTTCGACAATTTCAGACAGGGAGTCGATTATGGTTACGCTACTGATCCATTAGCTTTTGTACGTTGGCATTACGATAAGAAACGCAATACTATTTATGCGATGGAAGAAATCTACGGTGTGAAGATGAGCAATAAGAAACTTTCAGAAAACATGTACAAAATAAAGGCAGAAGAACATCACACTATTTCGGAGGTATCTCCCAAAGATATCGATGAGTTAAAATTCGAACACGGCATTTATAATATTAAACAAGCTAAGAAAGGTCCAGGCTCAGTCGAGTACGGAGAAAAATGGCTTGATGATTTAGATGCTATTGTGATTGACCCGAAGCGTACACCAAACATCGCAAGAGAATTTGAGAATATAGATTACGAAACAGATAGAGATGGTAATCCTAAAGCAAGATTAGTTGATGTGGATAACCACACAATAGATGCGACGAGATACGCATTTGAAAATGATATGAAGAAAAGACGAGGCACAGGCTTTGGAAGGAGTGATTAGGTGTATCCATACGAACCGACGGAAATGGAAAAGATGCTTGAGTTTATCAAGCGAGAAGATGAAACAGATAGAGAAATGCTGCAACGCAAAGTAAGAGAACATGAGATGTACCTGCATAAGTATTCGATTGGTCAAGAATACTACGAGAACAGGTCGGACATATTATGTTTAGAGCGTTCAGTTGGTGCTGATGGTGTGGTTGATGAAAAGAAACCTCATAATCAATTGAGTGTGAACTATCAGAAGTTACTTGTAGATCAAAAAGTATCGTATGTTGCAAGTAACCCGATATCAATCAAACATGAAGATAAGGAAATCGTTGATTTAATACATGATACGTTAACGGATAGATTTGACGATAGATTAATCGACATTCTAACTGCTGCATCGAATAAAGGTGTGGAATACCTGCATGTGTACATTGATGAAGATGGCGAAATTAATACAATGCGTATACCTGCTGAGCAGTTTATCCCTATTTACAAAAATAGTGAGCGTGAAGAAATGTTAGAGGGTATCTGGGTACGCATGCTTGATGGCGTAAAACGTGTATCACATTACACGAAGAATGACGTAACACATTATATGTATCATGGTGGTCAACTTGTATATGATTATTACTTTGGAGAGACTAACCCGAGTAGTCATTTTGATGGTGGTAGCTGGGGGAAGGTACCATTCGTAGCATTTAAGAATAACTCTCTTGAATCACCCGACATCGAAGATTACAAGACGTTAGTTGATGCATTTGAAAGGCGTTTATCAGGATTAGCGAATACGTTCGACGAATCAACTGAAACGATATTCGTACTAAAAAACTATGAAGCGCAAGACTTATCAGACTTCAAGCGACTGCTTAGACATTACGGTGCTTTAAAAGTCGATGAAGATGGTGGTGTGGATACGATTAAGATTGATATTCCTGTACAAGCGACTAAAGACTATCTACAAGATTTGCATGAAAAAATCATTCTTACAGCACAGGGTATCGACTTCAACAGTGATAAATTTGGGAACAGTCCATCAGGTATCGCACTGCAATTCTTATTCAGTAACTTAGACTTAAAAGCAAAGAAACTTTCACGTAAGACGCATATAGCGATACAAGAAATCATTTGGTTCATCTTTGAATATCATAATATTAAAGCAGACTACAAAGAAGTGGAGATTACATTCAACTTCAACACGATGGTCAATGAGTTAGAGAAGTCACAAATTGCAGTACAATCAGTACCAATCTTAAGTAAAGAAACAATCATTGAAAAACATCCGTGGGTGAATGATCCAACAGGAGAATTAGAACGATTAAATGAGGGTTTACTTCCTGAGGGGTGATTAGATGAACTTTAGAGATATATCACTTTTAATCGATATGTTGATTGGCCTACTTGAAAATGCGATACATCTATCATTTAAATCTCATGTAAAGAATGTTACTAACACCATTAATAACGTTCTCGCAACGTATGACAACGATAGAGCAACGAAATACATTGAGTTAGAACAATTAAAACTAGAAATAAAACGATTGAATACAGAGCATTACAAAGCAATACAAGAGAAAATAGAACAATATAAAGTGTTGAGTTATATCCACACAAAGACACCCTCAGAATTCTTATTATCACAAATGACAGATGATGATATTAAATCAGTGATTGGTAATTATGATGAGTTACTTAAACACTTAGATAGTGAAGTGGATGAATACAAGTTGTCTACAATCGTAAACAATCATATCAACAAGCTAACTGATGAATTGAGTGGTGTTGTTACTTCTAATGCATTGAATGACATTGATAACAAGCAGACGTTGCAAGCAGTTGAACATACAGTCGATAAATACAAACGACATGCACAAAACCTAGCAAATCTTGAAACAGGTAAAGCACAATCACAAGCTAATATCGATATTGACGAAGAAAACAAAAAAAAGTATAAGCTACGTAAAATTTGGATCAGTCAACGAGATAAACGAGTACGAGAAACGCATATCATACTCGATACAACAGAAGCTGATAAAGATGGTTTGTTTCATAGTAAACTTACAAAAACAAAAGGCTTAGCACCTCGCATGATGAAAGGCGCGCTTGCCATGAAAGAGAATGCAGGGTGTCGTTGTAGTATTGGTTATCGTGTAAACGGTATTGAATTGCAGCAGATGGATAAGAAACACATGTCTAAGGAACACCAGGCACTGTATGAACGAACAAAATTTGACCGTTATCAAGTGTGGTTAGATAAAGTAAGTGAGAACATACACCCTGCATACTACGAGCAACTCAGTCAAGGCATTGATTGGGATAGAAAACAGATGCTTAAGAAGAAAAAGAATACTGTAAGAGATGATGCAAGTAAATTCAAAGAAATGCTAGAGAATGGTTATCATAAAAAATCTGATGGCAGTTGGGGGTATTAGATGTGAGTAAGAAACATACTGTAAAGGATGTATTGAAAGATGCATTAAATCAACATAAAGATATTCAAGATGTTGTAGTTATAATCAGAGGTAAGAACGAAGTCATTGCAGAAGGATACTCACACATGAATAAAACTGAAGTATTAGGTTTATTAGAATGTGCTAAGCATAACGTATTACTTGATATGACAGGAGAGGAGTAAATATGAGTAACAAAAAGTTTCTAATCGTAGATATTTTGTTCTTTATCGTTGCTGCTTATTTAGTTGTAGATTGTTTGATAGAAGGAGATGTGACGGGGGTTGTTTTTCGGAATGTTTCTAACTATTGCTATGGGTATTATTGTAATTGACCGTTTTAATAATATTAACCAAAAAAGAAAAGGTGGGAAATAACCATGCAAAGTACAGTAACTTTAGAACTATATGAGTACAACGAACTTTATTCAAAGGCTTTGTATCATGAAAATTTGAAAATTGAAAACAAACAACTAAAAGAAGAATTAGCGATTGCACATAAGCAGCTAGAAGAGTTGCAACAACCGAAAGATGATACACCTACTTATACTGTTAAACTTGATGGCTCAAAAGTGTACAAAGCAGTGAAAAAGGCAGCAGATGAGTTTAAAAGAGAACAAAAGGTGTGCTGTAACAAACAAAATTACATGATTTGTAATTATCTGAAAGACGATGTAGTTTTTGTTGCTAAACACAGCATCATAGCTAACGAAAAAGATGTGAAACGAATTAAAGAAAGATTCAATGAAATTAATTGGGTTGAGTTATAAACCGACAGTCGAGAGATTGACGGTTATTTAGTACAAAAGGAGTGGTTAAATGAATTTTGGACAAGCTATTGAAGAATTAAAAAAAGGTAAAAAGTTAGCTCGAAAAGGATGGAACGGTAAAGGGATGTTCATCTATTTAGTTAAAGGGTCTGTTATTCCAAAATCTGAACTACGCAATGAAGCAAGAATGCACTATACAGAAGATAACAGTGAAGTATCGATTAACCCTCACATTGATATGAAAGCAAGCGACGGTTCTATAGTTGTTGGATGGTTAGCTTCGCAAACAGATATGCTAGCAGAAGATTGGAATATAGTTTAATAACCACCAGTCCTAGACACGACTATAAAAGGTCTATTTATTATGACAATAAACAAAAGAAAGGCGGTCATCCTTATCTCATAACGGTGGTATTCCGTTCGTGTTGCTAGAGCGTTCACACGTAAACGACAACGCTTTTAATTTGACCTTGATACGTCGTTAAATCTGTCTATCTGGTGGTACTTAATCCACCGTAATAAAAAAAGTAAAAGGAGAGTTCAAATATGAACAGAGAGTTTTTAAGAGGTTTAGGTGTTACAGAAGATATTATCCCACAAATTATAAATCAACATCATGATACAATGCGTCCACTTAAAGAAAAGGCAGACGAAGTTGAAGCGCTTCAGTCACAAGTTGATACATTAAATAGTGAGATAAAGAATCGTGACGATGAGTTAAATTCAGTACGTGAGAAAGCTAAAGGGAACGAGGAACTATTAAAAGAACTCGATGACGTAAAGAAACAGCGTGACCAACGTGCTGAAGAAAACGAAAAATTACAACTGAATAATGCAATCGAAGTTGAAGCACTCAAAGAAGGAGTTGTGGACACAAAAGCTTTTTTAAAATTAATCGACACTAGTACTGTGAAACGCAAAGAAGATGGCGCATTTGATGGAATTAAAGAGTTATTCGAAACTTCTAAAGAATCAATGCCATACTTATTCGCATCGCAAAAGCCTAAAGGCTACACACCTCCTGAAGGTGGGAATCCAACGTTATCAAAACAAGATTTTGACGCTATGAGTTACGCAGATAAAGAAAAGTTATATCAAGAAAATCCGGAAGTATTTAAACAACTATCAAAATAAAAAAAGTGAGGTAATTAATTATGGCAACAACAAAACAAACAAATTTAGTAATCCCTGAGGTAATGGCAACAATTATTCAAGCAGAGTTAAATAAAAAAATTCGTTTCGCACCTATCGCAGATGTAGACACTACATTAGTAGGTCAACCGGGCAATAAAGTTTCAGTGCCAGCATACAAATATATTGGTGATGCTACTGTAATTCCTGAAGGTCAACCAATTCCATTAGACCTTTTAGAAGCTGTAAAAAAAGAAATGGAGATCAAAAAAGTTGGTAAAGGTGTAGAGTTGACTGACGAAGCAATTCTTGCAGCTATCGGAGACCCTAAAGGAGAAGCAGCACGTCAAATTGCTTTAGCTATCGCAAACGCAATCGACAACTTCTTATTAGAGGCAGCAAAAACTACTACTGTTGCACACGTTGGAGATGTGAAACTTATCGATACTATCGACAACGCTATCGCTAAGTTTGGAGACGAAGAATTAGAACCGATGGTATTATTCGTTAATCCATCTGATGCAGGTGCATTACGTAAAGCAGCAGCAGATAACTGGACACGTCCATCAGATTTAGGAGATACAATCGTAACAACTGGAGTGTTCGGAGAATTATTAGGTGCTGAAGTAGTACGTACTAAGAAATTAGCAGTAGGTGAAGCGTTATTAGTTAAAAAAGGTGCGCTTAAATTATTCTTAAAGCGTGACACATTAGTAGAAACTGATCGTGACATCATCCGTAAAACGACAGTAATCACTGGTGACAAACACTTTGGTGCTTACTTATACAATGACGCTAAAGCAGTTAAGATTACATCAGCATAGGAGTGATTTAAATGGGTATCGGAACACTAAGACGTTCGCAACATGATAATGTAACAACTCAAGAAAAATTAGAGCCTAAACAAGATTTATCAAAGTTAAATAAAGATGAACTTGTAAAATTAGCTAAAGAAAAAGAACTCGAATTTGATTCGAAAGCAACTAAAGCAGAATTAATCGAGTTATTGAAGTAGTAAAGGAGTGATTATATGACTGATTTTTTAGTCAAAAAACCGGTCAACTTGAATAAGGAAGGTGTGAAATTAACTGTAGGCGATATCGTGGAGCTTACAGTTAAACGTGCTGAAGAAATTCAAGAAGAAATACTCAAACAAAAAGGATACGAAAAGTATACTGATGTATTCGAACGTATCGATAAGAAGTAGGTGATTACATGTTACCTGAAGACGTAAGACGCATAAACGAATGGCAACCAACACAATACGATGATGATAAGTTGTTGCATTTGGTTGATATCTATCATGGACTAGCAGAAGAACATTGTAACGCTGAATTTGTCGCACCCTTTCCGGAGGGTGTGCAAATCTTTATCGCAAAAAGTATTAAGTACGCTGATTTAGATTTTATCTCAAGTAAAAGCATGGGTACTGTGAGTTATTCGATTAATAGCAATCTACCATCAACACTTTACAGGACTTTGAAAAAGCATAGAAAGATGGTGTGGTAGATATGTTTAATATGTTCTATACACATAACATCACAGTCACGCGATCATCAACGACAATCGACAAGTCAGTCTATCCACCTAAAGAAACTACTACCTCAACTACACGTGATTTAACAGGTTTCATGGACACACCTTCAACAAGCGAACAACAAAAATATAAAAATATGGAGAAGGACTTATCACGACAGTTATACCTCCCTTATGGTTCTGACATCAAGTCAACCGATACAGTAACGTTTGAAAACGTGAAGTATCGTATCATTGGCGATTTAGAGGACCAGGGTGGACAACACGAAGTGATAAAGATTCCTTTAAGTCGCATATGAATAATATTGTTAAAGGCCTGAAACAGTTTCAGAAGCGTATTGAGGCAGATGTTAAAAAAGGTGTGAAAGAGTTTGTTGAGTTACAGCATACACAAGCAAGCGATAGAGTGCCAGTTGATTCAAGCGAGTTATTAAACTCAATTGAAAAGAGTGTAGATGGCTATAAAGGTCATGTATCTGTGGATGCACCACATGCTATTTACGTTGAGTTTGGTACTGGTATTTACGCTACTGGGCCAGGTGGTTCGGAAGCCGATAAAATACCGTGGGTTTACGAGAAAGACGGTAAATGGTATACAACTTACGGTATGCCTGCACAGCCTTTCTGGTATCCTAGCTTACACATTAGCAGAGATTACTTTAACAGTTACTTTAACAGGAAGTGATTAAATGAGATTTCCATCAGCAGAGCAAGAGTTACTACGTGGCATCATGAGTAACTTACTGCAATCAAAATTAAATACGTTATTAAATGGTGAAATACATGATAGAGTAACTGAAAATATAGGTGTCGATGCGAATGGTAATAAGATACCGAAATTTAGTTATATCGTTGTGGGCGAGAGTGATGTTACTGAAACTCGTGGCACTAACGCTTACACTGAATCAATTTCAGTTACGGTACATGCATATCACAGAAATAACGAAAAGCCATATCTTGCGACTGATAGTACACGACAGTTATTGCGAGATGTGGTTTATTTTTTAGAAGAAACACCACTACTACCAAACGCGAAAGTAATTCATATCGAGAAAGAGATGCAGCAAGTATTCGCTGATATTGATAGAGAGACGATGCATGGTGTAGTGAGAATGAATTATACAGTCGTACATAACGTGCGATATAAAAATAAGGAGATGATTTAATGGCAGCAAATAATTGGACAGTAGTAACGATTCCGACAAAAATATCAAAAGCATTAGCTAAAGCAGCAGATTACGCTATTTCTGCATCAACTGAAATTGGACACGAGATTGAGAATAACCTTAAAGAACGTTTGGTTGGTAATAAAAAAGATTGGTTTCAAGAATCATTCGAAGAAACAATCGAGATTACATTCCCTTACGATTCAAATGAGAAACGCGACCAAGATTTAGTTGATGCAATTCAACGTGGTGAACAGATGCGTACATGGTTAATCAATAACAAAGTGGTAAAGTATACAGACAAATCAACAGGTTCACCAGTTGAAAAAGATGGTCACAATTCTGTATTCGCTTATATCGTACCTGAATCACGTTCACTTAAGATTGATGATGAATCAGAAGAGTTAGAAGCATCATTCAAAGTGAAGTTAAATTCAGCACGTGGCAACGAGCCTAAGCTACCAGACGTTATCTTAGATGCGTCTATTGCTAAGCAAGTACTGTACGAGACAATCGGACAGGAAACAGGCGACTACGAAGATGTAGCGTATCAGAACGCACCAACAGTTTAATTTGAGGGAGCATTAGCTCCCTTTTTTTATTTGTCAAAAATATATTTATAAAGGAGTAATAACATGTCAAATCAAATCACAATCAATAACCACATTTATCAAGCAAAAGGTAGCGTAGCTTTCTCACGTACTGCAAAACAATACGCAGGTAAAACTGAACACAAAGGTAAAGAAGTTGAATCAGATGGCGTTGTAAGTATCTTTATGGGGCTCATGCAACAAGACGTAGAGAAATTAATTCAATTCTGGCATTGCGCAACCTCTCATGAGAAAAATAATAAACTCACATTCGATGAAATCGAAGAGTTTTTCATGGACGAAATCGATAAAGGTACAGACATGCTCGAATATTTCAAATCAGCATTAGAAGTATTAAATGAAGGTGGATATTTTAAGGGAAAGATGAAAACGTACTGGTTCATGATGAACACTTCAGCGAGAGCGAAATCGAAAGAAGAAAAAGAAGAATCACTGGCTCAAGTGGAAATGTTCAAGAATCTGTATCAAGAAATCACAGGCAAAACACCTTACGAAATCGTCAAGTAGTTGATTTTGATTACATTGTAGAAACAACTTCTCGCATGATTGGTTACATACCTTTAGACGATTTACTCTGCATGACATTAAAAGAGTGGGAGCTAATGATTAAGGGTGCGAGACATAGACGTTTAGACGCTTTAGAAGATTTAAGGTTACAAGCTGTAATGTACGCACGTATGACAAATGGTAAGGACATTAAAGATATCAACCGTAAGTTGGAAAAAGAACGTGCATTGATTAATCAGACTGAAGGGTCTTATGAATTAGATCAGAAGAAGAAAAAATGGGAGCGTAAACAGATTCGTAAAATTCAAGATGCTGCAATGCAGAAGTGGATTGACGAACGAAACAAAGCAAACAGAAAGGAGTGATAGCGTATGGATATGGCCGAATTCGTTGCTAAAATCATGGCAGATATTGACGGCTTTGAACGTGATATCAAGAAGGCAATGGCGATGGCAAAGAGTTTAGATGATGATGTCGTAGTAGACATTGAAGCAAATATCAATAGCTTTAGACGTGACTTGTTAAAAGCTGAAGCACTAGCGAAACGGTTTGAAGCCGACGACATCGAAAAAGAAGTTGAACTGAAAACAAATAAATTCATGGCAGCATGGCGACAGATTCAAAGTGCTAATGATAAATTCGGAAGTGATATGGATGAACTCGCGAACAGTATACGTTCATTTGGTACTGTAGGAGCTAACGTAATCAAAGGTGGGCTACTCAGTTCGTTCACTGCAATAATACCTATTGTCGCAGCATTAGTACCTGCAATCATGGCAGTGGGTAACGCATTAGCCGTTGTTGGTGGTGGTGCTATAGGTTTATACGGTGCGTTTGCTATCTTACAAGCAGGTGCTTACGCTTTCGGTTTTATGGCATCAACAGCTATCAAAATGTTAGAAGATGGACTAATTCAAGCGAGTAGCGCAACACAAGCGTATCAGTCTGCTTTAGATGGTTTAAAGAGTAAGTGGCAAGAGATAGTAACGCTTAATGCTGACGGAATCTTTACCACAATGGCTAACGGTATGAATACTGCAAAAGTAGCGTTAGAAGGGCTTACGCCATTTTTAAGTGGTGTAGTTACTGCTATGCAGAACGCTTCATCCGAGATGCTGAAATGGGCGCAAACGAGCTCAACTGCACAGAAATTTTTCGAGATGATGGGCGGCGTAGGCGTACAAATATTTAATGATTTATTGCATGGCATAGGGCGATTTGGAGATGGCTTTATTAATATTTTCACACAATTTTCTCCTTTGTTTAAATTTATGTCACAAGGCTTTCAAAATATGGCCACAAGTTTTCAGGAGTGGTCACAAAAAGTAAGCACTGCTGAAGGTATACAGAATTTTATCGCTTACGTCCAAGAAAATCTCCCTAAAATCGGAGAAATCTTCGGTAATACTTTCGAGGGTATCTTCAACCTGTTTAAAGCATTCGCACCAAACTCACAAACAATATTCGATTCGTTAGTTATTATGAGCGCGAAGTTTGCCGAATGGAGTGCAACGATTGCTGCAAGTGATGGCTTCCAGAAGTTTATTGAGTATGTGCAAACGAATGGTCCGACGATCATGGGATTAATCGGTAGTATCGTGATGGCGATTGTTAATTTTGGTATTGCAGTCGCTCCACTTGGACAGGCAGTGTTAGAAATGGTGAGTGGATTTGCTGATTGGGTATCAAAAATGCTTGAAGCACACCCTATGATAGGACAAATTGTAGCAATCGGTCTAACTTTGTTAGGCATGTTCATGCAACTTGCACCTGTACTTGATTTTGTACGCATCGGCTTTGGTTTGTTAAGTGGTGCATTAGGTATGATTACAGCACCAGTGTGGGCAATTATTGCTGTTATTGCTGTATTAGTAGGGATGTTCGTTTATCTATGGCAAACAAACGAGGATTTCCGCATCAAAGTTACTGAAATATGGAATCAGATTAAAGAGTACATCTCTATGGCTATACAAGCAGTTGTTACTTTCGTAATGCAGATATGGGGGACTTTAGTTTCCTGGTGGAATGAAAATAACGATTTAATCATGCAAACTGCGACACGTATTTGGAATACAATTCTTACTGTAATACAAGTTGCTATGGCTATCATTGTTCCGATTGTACAAGTAGCGTGGGAAATGATAAAAAACGTAATACGAATTGCAGTCGATTTAATTCTCGGGATTGTTAAAGTAGGTATGCAAATACTTAATGGCGATTGGTCGGGTGCATGGGAAACCATAAAGTCTACACTCTCTAACATTTGGAATTCTATGATGACAATGATTTCTAACATCATCGGCATAATTCTTCCTATCATCAGTGATTTTGTTCAAAATGCATATCAATGGATTAGCGAGAAGTTTAATGCTGCGAAAGATGCGGTTGTAGAAGCACTCGGAAATATGTTAAACGCCATCATAGATTGGGCATCTCAGACGATTTCTAACGTTATCGATGCCATGTCTAACTTCGTATCTGAAATTGTATCAGGTGGCTCTGAAGCATTATCTTCATTAACAGGTGCATTAGGCGACATGGTAAGTGCTGTTGGTGATTTTGTTGGCGACATGGTTAGTGCAGGCGCTGATTTAATCATGGGTATGATTAACGGTATCAAAGAAAAAGCAGGCGATTTAGTTAAGGCAGCAGTCGATGCAGTTGGTGGCGCAATTGAAGCTGCTAAATCAAAACTCGGTATCGCATCGCCTTCTAAAGTATTTAGAGAAATCGGTGCATTTACAAGTGAAGGTATGGCTATCGGTATTACTGATAATGCACGAATGGCAGTCGCTAGTGTGACTGAAATGGCAAAAGAAATGATAGATGCTTACAATCCTGACTTCGCATCAGTCAACGCAAGTATGAATAAAGATTTAGGCTCTCTCAATAAGGATTTACGTAATACAGTCGATGCAGACATTTCAAGTGGTATAGACGTAGCAAGACCAGTTGTTAACGTAGCTGTCCACAACGAAGGTGATGCAGAGATAATTAGAAGTTACGTAAATACAGAAGATGCAATCGATGAAAGTTTAGCGTTCTAAAGGAGTGAATGTATGAATTATATAGATGCAGAAATTATTAAAGGTACAAAGAAATATAAAATATCTGATAATGAATTGACAGGCACTTCTTTAGAGGTGCTTTCTTTTATTATTGGTGGGATTAGTAAGAATTCCTACAGAACTGAAATAGAGGGACGTGGTGTAGTTAATTATGGCTACGACTACATGACGAGAAAGATAACATTAATCGTCCAGGCTAAAGCAGATTACGGTCATGACGTAGCACATCTACGTGACTGTATCAACGAGTTGTTTGACGGACAGTATTATATACGTGAAATGCGAAACAACTATAATACAGTACATTATGAAACGATTGGTAGTAAGGCAGGAGATATGACACTCATATCAAGTGAATATGTAGATGGCAAACAGTACTACGTTGAAAGTTTGAGTGAAATTACGATTGATGATCAAAAACATATCAATGAATTTTCTATTGAGTTGACTACTGTAGATTTACCGTATGCACAGACACGCTACACAACAATGCAACTGAACGCACAAGCGTATGATGAGAATACTGATTTACATGGTACTGCTGATAATATCGACTTCGATAACACTCGGTACACATTTACCACAAATGAATTTAAAGTATTCAACGCAGGTAACGTGACAGTACAGCCTGAAAGTATGTACTTGAAAATTACTGTTAAAGGTGTGAGTGCATCGAGTGGTTTCAGCATCAAGAATTTAACGACAGGTAAAACGTTTAAAGTTAATAAAGCAGTGAGTGGCACGTTAATATTAGACGGGCTAAACATCAAACTAAACAACATCAGCATACTACGTGATACGAATTTAACATTTATAGATATTGCACCGGGGTTGAACAATTTCTCAATAACAGGTGGCAAATTAAGTAGTATCGAGTTTGATTTTAAATACTACTATAAATAAGGAGAGGGATTAAATGGTGATAAGAAATATTTATACAGGCAGAGGAAATAGAGAAAACGTGAATGGTGTGAATAGTAATTTTGCTTATTTATTCGGCGAAATGTCGAACTTGTGGGGTTTCGTAAACGGAAAAGGTGATGAGATATTATCTTCAGAAGCTATCCAAGAGATGATTTCTCGATGGATTGATAAAAACGATTTCAAACCAAAAGAAGCAGTTGCTACGTTTAATGATTTACCAAAAGAAGCAGAATTAAAAGAAATCAGAGGAGTAACAGATGAGAACGCAGTATATGTTTACGATGGGGAAAAATGGATTAAACAATCGCGATTAAATTTCGATGGATTAGATGATGTGAAAAAGAATATTTTTTACAACGAGATAGTCACAAGATCATATAGAGACGAAGTTTCAAGTACGGATTATTGGGTTACTGTTATACCTTATGAAGATGAGGACGGAGAAAAGATAGAAATAAAGAAAGGTACTACAGATAAGATTGAAGGAGAAACACCTAGGGAGTTTTTCGAAAGAACTGGATCTAGTTTTGTAGTAAATGCTAGTATTTTTAATAGCGGTGGATTATATGGAATACATATAAAAGACGGAGAAATCTATAAAGATACTCCCTCAAAGTATGAGATACTAGGTATAACTAAGGATAGGGAGTTTAAGTACTATCCATCAGATACGACTTCAGACACTATGCTAAAGGATAATGTATACAATAGCTTTACAGGCTTTGCTTCTATACTTAAGAATGGCCAGGAACTACCTCTGGAGAGTTTTGCTAAGGTAGGGTCCTACTCCGAAACTCATCCTAGGGTAGTAGTGGGTACAAATACTAATAAAGATTTATATGTGATTGTTACTGATGGTAGAAAGTCTAATAATATAGGGATGACTTATGAAGATATCACTAGGATATCTAAAAGCTTAAACTTGATGGATGCATACTCTCTTGATGGTGGTGGCTCTGCACAAGCGATTCACAATGGTAATTTCATTGGTGGGCTTATCGATAACAATTTGACAACCGAAAGAAAAGTTTACGACTTTTTATATGTACCTAAAAAGTCAAGTAGAGAGATAGATTCTCAAGTAAATACCATTGCCGAAAATTCGGTAAGATTGAAAAAAATTGAAAACAACTACATTGATAGAAGAATGCCTTTTTTCGATAAAGAAAGTACTTTCAAAGCTAAAAGTTATTTTGAAGATTACTTTTATGTACTAGAAGGCAAAGCTTTATACAATAAATCTGATACCGACTCCAGCAGGCTAATCGGAGCAATACGTGGTTACAATTATGTAGGTAGTCATAAGAAAGACCTACATTTAGAAGCTAAGTCTAAACTAACAGCTTCAGTTGAAGGATTACCTCATACTGTAAGTTTGATACCTAATAATCCTGTATGGAAAACTCCAGGATTTTTGAATGGTTGGAAATCCGAAGATTCTAGAAAAGTTAAGTATATAAAAGTTGGGGATACTGTCACGATCACAGGACATTTTTTAGGGAAGGAAGGTAACTTTACTAAACCGATTTTTAACATTGACGAGGGTTACAGACCTAAACAAGTGGTAGTATTTACAGTGCCAGTAACCGGTGGTAATAAAGAATACAACACTTTAACTATAAGTCCTAGTGGTTCTGTTTCTCTAGCACATGACATATCGACTGCGAATGACAAATCAGGTGTGCAAGTGCATGTTAGTTATACAATTCTTTGATTATTTAGAAAGTAAGGAAGTGATACAAATTGCTCATAATCACAGATTTAAAAAATAACACTCACGCATTACTTGCGAATAAGACGATAAAAAAAGAATTGAATGGTGACCACACGATTGAGTTAGAGGTACATCAGCAGAAGAATAACGCACTCAATCTAAACTCAATATCCGAAATGTGGACGGTCACATATAAGAACATCGACTATAAAATCGTATATATCGATAAAATCCCAAAAGGCAACTCCTTCTACTTAAAGTTGAGGGGGAAGCCTCTTTTTTATGATGAATTTAGTACGTCGGTTATACACCCTCGTAGAAATGGCAGTATCACATTCTCAGAAGCGTTTAAACTGATATTCGCTAATACATCGTTTACACCTATCCTAGAAGCTCAAAGAACTGCTACAACTTGGGATGGTTTCGGTAACGGGTTATCACGATTAGATTTATTCAAGAAGGCAATCGATAAATTTAACGTTGAGTTTGAAGTTGTAGGTAGTAGAGTTTATTTAAGAGATATGATAGGGAACGACACGAACTTTCTATATAAATATAAGTTGAACGCATCGAACATTAGTAAGTCGATTGATGCCACATCGTATTATACGCATAGAAAAGGTTTCGGGAACTTTAAAGAGGGCGAAGAAGATTATTATAATAAATCACTTTTAAAGCGTGCATATACCTCGAAGCTTGCTTCTATTATAGGAGTAAGGGAAATGTCTCCACCTATAATAGATGGACGTATTAAAGATGCTGCGTACATGGATAAGCTATTAAAAGAATCTGTGGATGAAAGTTTGAACGTCACAGTATCTGCTACATTACATGATTTACGTAAGCAGGGATATGCGCATGGTATACCTACAGTTGGAGACAGAACTTTCTTACTTGATGAACGTATTGATCTAAAGCAAGAGGTACGTGTTACAGGTATAGAAGAACGTTATGACGAGAAAGATGTATTAAAAGACTGCAATGTTGACTTTGGCAGTCAGTCTATCAGAAAGCGTTATGCTTCTAAAATGAGTTCAGCTATGAAAACTGTAACTGATATGATGAAAGGTTTCGTTAAATTGCCATTCGCCACACTTGATGTAATGGCACAAGAGATGATTAAAAAGATACAGTCCGTCAATACAGAGTTAGTATTGGATAACGGTATATTTGCCATTGATAAAAATAATCCTAATAATATTGTAGGTTTAAATAGTGCCGGATGGTACATCTCTACTGACGGAGGTAGAACACCACGCATGGTCGCTACTGCCGAAGGGTTAGTCGCTGAGAGTATCGTAGGTAAATCGTTAATCGGACTTAACATCACAAGCCCGGGAGCAAAGAGTTATTTTCATGTAAATGGTGGAGATGCTGAGTTCGTTGATGTAAGTAGTGGCAGGAAAGTTTCCATCTCACCTTATGGGGTATTCGGATATAACGATGGAGGAAAGGTTTTATTCAGAGCAGACAATACACTCGTAACATCTTCTGCTTTAGGAACTTCTGTAAGTAACGTTTATTTAGGATGTGCTCCAGGAGCAGAAGGACGCGTGGTCAATATATACGGTATCCCTGGAGACGGAGAAATAGATAGTTACGCATACAGACCACTTCGAGCGTTAGCTTTTAAATTCCCTTTGAAATCGAACGGGTATATAGGGATAGATTTAGATGAATTAAGAATCATGTCAGATGGTTTAAATGATGGTGGATATAAGGCTGTTCGTGCATCAGGATATATCGGGAACCATTTAGACGTGAATACTCAGGATAACGGAACTCACTTATACTTAAGACCTAAATCTAACGGAAGAGTGAAAGTAACACAATTAGGCACTACAGATAAGTTCGCAGACTTTCAAGCAGCGAAGATATACGGAGAAGTTGTAAGCAGTTCATCTGAAAAGTTGAAGACGAACATACGTGAATGGGATATCAACGGTATAGAAACTGTAAAAGCTATGAAGTTGTATGAATATAATTATAAAGAGAAATTGAAGAACGGAGACGACACGCTGAATCATGGGTTGATCGTTGAACGTGAGACACCTGAACATGTTAAAGATGACAAAGGTATCAACATCTATGAATATGTGTCTACTTTGACGAAAGCAGTTCAAGAATTGATAAGTGAGAACGAATCTATAAAAAAAGAGTTAAACGATAATCATGAGAAAGAACTACTTTTCTATCAACAAGAATTAGCTAAAGCGATGAGTGAGAAAATTGTTATTCAGGCAATGTTAGACGATGCTTTAGAAGAATTAGATCAAATTAAAAACGGTAATCAAGAAGTTGCAGGATAATCTGTAGCTTCTTTTTTATAAATAAAAACAGGAGGTCAAGTGGTAGAGGAAACGACAGAAGAAACGTTATAAGAGGTGGTAAAAAATGTGGATAACAATCGGAGGAATGAATTTGGAAAATATAGAGATGCTTAAAATTTATTTATATGGAGGAGATATCAGATTACTACACTTCTTATGTATATTGATGCTAGTAGACATCGTGACAGGTATTGCTAAAGCGGTGTATAACAAGAATTTATGGTCGAGAAAGTCATTATTCGGCTTTGCTAGAAAATTGATGGTATTCTGTATCATCGTATTGGCTAACGTGATTGATCAGATACTTCAATTAAATGGTGGATTGGTCATCGTCACAATTATGTTCTACATCGCCAACGAGGGGCTTTCTATTATTGAAAATTGTGCACAGATGGGTGTGCTAGTACCTGCAAATATATCAGAGAAATTAGCAGTTATCTTAAGTGAGAATGATAAGCAGTCAATTACAACAGAAGTGAAAGAAGAATTCACAGCTAAACATTCAAAAGATTTACCTGGGGGACAGGTTGATGTAAGCGTTAAAGTTCAACCAGAAAAAAACGAAGAAATAAATTAAGGCAGCTCACTATGAGTTGTCTTTTTTAAATACAAATTATAGGGAGAGAAATAACATGACATATAAAATTATCAATTCATGGTTACCAGCAAGCAAATATAGTTTAAAAGCACCTTTCGCAATGAATCCTGAGTATATTACGGTTCACAATACGGGTAATACAGCGAGTGCTAGAGAAGAAGCAGCGTATCATAACTCAAATAATAGCGAAACATCGTATCATGTAGTTATCGATGAAAATGAAGTACATCAATTAATTCCGTTCAGTCGTAACGCTTGGCATTCTGGAGATGGTAGAGGTAACGGAAACATGAAATCTATCGGAATCGAAATCGCACGTTCAATGGATAATGGATATAGTGGTCCTAAGTCACAACGTTATATGCAAGCAGAAGAAAACGCAGCGTTATATATTGCTCACGTTATGCACGAAAGAGGTTGGGATATGAGCCGACTTAGACGTCATTATGATTGGTCGGGTAAGGACTGCCCTCACAAAATGCACGCTACAGGCACATATCAACAATTTAGAGATAAAGTACAAAAACATCTTGTCGCTTTAAATAATGGTAGAAAAGTACAGGCAAGTACAGTTAGTAAACCTGTTCAAAAAGCACCTGCTAAAGCTAAAGGGTGTAAACGTATCAAAGCGTGGTCTAAGACGCCTCACTATAAAGGAACGATCCAATATACTGCATCGCTAAGACAACGCTCAGGTAGTGATTTCAGTAACTTTAGTTTCGGTAAAGAGATTGGAACGCTTAAAAAAGGCGAGACTGTCTATATCTTTGAAGAGATTCAAGATGCAGAAGGTAACATTTGGTGTAGAACGTATTCGCCAAGTAATAATGGATGGGTACACAAAGACACAATTAAATAACCTTAAATTAAAAAAGTGGTATTTTTTGAATTAAGCCCTGCACTCGTAATAGAATGCAGGGCTTTTTTTATTTCGGTCATATACCCGAATATTTTAAAATTCGGTTAAATAGCCGGAAAATATTGTGGATAACTTTTACTTATCCACAGATTGGGGGTTATTCATTTACAATATGTTTTTTAGGGAATATAATGTGTGAGAAGAAAAGATTATCAACCACATCTTTCTTCTCTCTAGTTAGCTAACTATCTCGTATGCAATTGGAGTGCATTGCATAGCCTGGCAGAGGCCATATATCTGACTGTTGGTCCCGATAAGAGACACCATTCTTATCCGCACTCATATACATAATCCCTACTATTTAATTTAGTAGGGATATTTTTTCAGGGGGTAATTGGAACTTGACGTATTTAAAAATAGAGAAAATTGAAGATGTCAATTTCCAAGATATCTTAAATGATTATATAGATATATTCACTGGAAAATACTTAATGGTTGAAACTAATTACAAAAAGTTAGAGCACTTTGAGATTAGATTTAATAAAACTGATATTCATCATTTATTGGGTTTTCATAAAGTTCAAGACAGTGGTATAAGTGCAACAAAGACTTTATATAAAATACTAGAAGGTACTCTGACTCTCGAAAGTATTAGAAAACATAATAATTTTAATGACATAAAGTCAAGGCTTGTTAACTATAATTTTTTACATAAGTGCTTTATAGATCAATCGGTAAACCTTTGTATTATTCCTGATTCTAGAAAGAATCCGCAGAAACTAGATGTTGTATTCCATGATTTACATCACCATCATACTGTATTAATAGGTTTGAAAAAGGTCAGGAGTTATTACGTCCCTGCAACACTTTATGAAACCAATTCTAAAAATATCTATGGAAATCAGAAAAGAACTAAGGTGAAAAATATGGAGTGGAAAAATTATTAATAAAATATACATATATAAAGCCCCTCATCTTAAATGATAAGGTGCTTTTGAATTTCTTATATAATAATCCGCATACGATTATTTTTTGTATTACTGATACCACTTTTGATACCAATAAATGTAGTAAACAGAAAAAATATAAATTCAGACAGATAAGAAACGTTGGTTTTACAATGTTTACAATATTATAAAAATATGAAATACTATAAATTAATCGAAATGGAAGGCTCGATTGGATAGGCTTATCCGTTGATATAACTGAATAAATAAAAGAAAGCACAGGGCTTTGATACCGATTTGATACCATTTATTTATCGAATACGGAAATTGCCTTGTGCTTT